GCTTTATTGTTGACACTATTTGTAACTTTAGTCCACCCAGTTGGTGCTGCTTTTTGATAGAAGATCATTCTGGTGCCACTAGGAATGACACCCACAATTTCATCATAAAGTTGTTTTGAAACGTTAGTAGTAGCAGTTCTGGTTGTAGAAGTACTTGTTGGTGGATAAGTATTATCGAGTTGAACTACACCTTGAGCAGTTGTTGATGCATTAGGAAGTCTATCCTCATCAATAACACCTTGAGAAATATTACCACCATCAAGATTTGTGATATTATCACCAGCACCAGCAATATTTGCCGCAGTCAGAGTATTAGTAGAAGGATTGTACTTAAATTGACCTGTTTGACTATCAATATAAGGTCTTTGATAACCAGCCCCTTGATTATCACTGAATAATACCTGATAATCTACATCATCACTTTTCGTATCTACATTGATGAAGTTTGCATTGGTTGCAGTACCAGCCAAACCAGCAGTGACTGTGGTTGCAATAATATTTGTTGAAGATAATGTATTAGTGGAGGGATTATAAACTAATCTACTGCTTTGACTATCAATATACATCCTTGTATATTCCGTGTCACCAGCATCACTGAAGATGAGTTGATAGTTAGTATTATCACTCTTACTATCAACGTTAATATCATCAGCACCAGTTGCAACACCAGATACGTTACCAACTAATCTATTAACTGTCAGGATATTTGTTGATGGGTTATAACGCATCTGTCCATTTTCACTATCAACATATAGATTCTGATAGTTTGAACCGATACCTAAAGTTTCGGTAAATGGAACTTGATAATTTACATTATTACTTTTTTCTTGTAAACTGACTCTATCGGCACCAGTAGAAATACCAATTAATGCAGTTTGATCTTGTCTTACAGTTAAAATACCTGAACTTACACTGAAGTTTTGTGGACCTTTCAGATTGTTAATTGTACCAATACCAGATACAAAAATATTCTCAAAGTCAGCTTGTGTATCACTGTCAAGATATTGAGTGACTGTTAAAACACCAACTAACTGTTCTTTGTAGTCATTATTGATGTAGATTGTACCACCCATACCTGCGGTATTGGATGCCTGATAGTACAGAATGTTTGGTGCATTAAATGGAACCTTGAAGGTAACGATACCTGCTTGAGCACCATTATTGACTACACCATCATTATATTGATTATTGAGGTCAGCAGTTGGTTGAGTCTTAATATAGAATGGGAAACCAGCAGTATCTACATGGAACTCATATTTTGCAGCTCTTTGAAGATAGAGTTCTGGATCATCAGTATTTTGTGTGAAACCAATACCAGGAGGATCACCTGCAGTCAAATACCTAAAGGTGTTTGAATTCACCTCTTCAATATTAAATTTCGTATAAACTTCTGCGTTATTTGCGTCTAACTTATTATCTACAGTTACGTTTGTAAAACCAACCGTACCACCTGCTGATATCTGACCAGATAATGCTGTACCCTTAATATTACCAGTAACTTCAAGATCACCGTAGATATATGTGGCTGTGGTACCTGTAGATACAGGACCTATAATATCTAAAGTATAAACAGGGAGAGTTGAACCAATGCCTACCTTTTGACGACCAGTGGTAGCTGCAATAGAAACGAATGTTCCACCAACACCAATATCCACACCTTCATTTGTGGTGACAATACCAGTAAAGGTTGCTCTTTGTGCAGAAATCGTAGTTCCAACAGCAAGAGAAGTACTTACCTCTGCATTTCCAATAACGACGAGTTTTTTGTCAGCTTGAGTGGTTCCAATACCTACTCTATCAGTATCGGCATCCCCGTAAATAAGATTTTCATTTACTTGGATGCCATTTTTTATGACAAAATCCTTATCGACTGCCATTAGTTCTCCTGGGCTTCACTATCCACCCTATTTTTTTATTATTTATTAACTGTCGATGGTTCCGAATGTCTTCCAAACATTATTTGTCGTGTATACCCAACCAACTGATCCACCATTAGATGGATTAGCAGATAATACTAAATCACCTGGGTTTCCAGCTTCAGTTGGTGTAGAAATTCCAACAGTGATTTTTCTAGAAACTTGAGCATCACCTTGTAGGAACAGACTATTTGCCTCAATACCATCATTTGATGTACTGGTAATTTTTTGAGTGAATTGTACTGGTCCATTGAATTCTGAGAGAATAGTATTTGTATCACCACCATCAACGACAATACTTCTACTTACTTTCAGAACAGAACTTTCGACGTAGTTGAACTCAGAAGTCTCGTTTCTTATACCAATCGTGTATGGATCTTCACCAACAACTGTTTGAACTGGAGTGTCGTAGACTTGTTCTCTTCCTGTGTTAGATGCAATTCTCTTGTTTCCAATGAAGAAGTCACCTCTATCATTCATACCAGTGTAATTGATTGCACCACCAGATGTAGTTTGTGATTGAACTGTAATTTGTTGTGGAAGTGTAAGTTGTTTGGTCTGTTTACTTGGGAATGCAGTTGAATAATTTCCTGGACCATAACCCATGTATTCAAATGTGTGACCAGAGGCACGAATAATTGAGTTTCTTCTAAATTCAAGTGGATAGAACTTCACTCTGCTTATTACAGCACCATTCACATGAGTATCAGCATTTGTTCCATACACACCTCTGAATACTTTAAGTTGTGTGCTACTTGCTGTTCTACTTACAGTAGTTTTGATTCTCATGATTTCATCATCAACCATCAAATAGTCACCAATTAGGAAACTATAGTTTGTCATGTTATTAACTTCAATTGTATCAGTAGTTTTAGAGGTGATAGCAGAAGACAATGTGGTTGTGATACCAGCATAGATTGGTGTCTCTCTACCATGAAGTCTTCCACTACTTGATACAATATCGCCACCATTATTGTAGAATCCTGCAGGATGAAGTCTGATTGTACCAGTCGTTGAAGGAGTTACTGTGTTCACTCCAACATTAAGAACGACAGTAGTCAAACCAATTTTATCAACACAAAGGAATGTACCATTGTAGAATGATTGAGCAGCACCACTCACTGTGACACTGTTATTAACTCTAAAGTTGTTTGCATAGTCTGTAGTGACTGTTGCAATACCAACGTCCTTATTATATACGAAACTTGAAGTATCATATGCAGGACCCATAACAGAGAAACCTCCAGGACCACATACATTAATACCAAGTCCAGAAGTAGTGATACCAGGAGATTCATTTGATAATGGTTGTACCTCAAATTCCTTTAGACCAGATATTGATGTGATTCTATACTGAGTATTATATCTTCTTCCATCATAATCATCAATACCAATAATGTTGATTGTATCATTTCTATTATCATAAATCTTAGTGACACTACCAGTAGCAAGAGTAAAACCAGTGGTTGTTGCAACACCAACAACTCTAAATGTGTCACCCTCAACATAAGCGGAACCGCCATCCATGACAGCAATGTCAATGATCTCACCAGATGATGTACCATCAACAGTTACCAATGCAGTTGCATTTCTACCAATCGAACCAGCACTAGTGTTTTCAAGTGTAGCATTGTAATAGTATTGAATAGTTGAAGAACCATCACCATAGTTTGAACCACCATTGTCAATTGTCAATCTTGTTGCTCTAGCCAATCCATGATCATGATCAGTGAAGATGGTATAAGCAGTTCCAACATTATTGGACACAATATCAGTGATACCTACACCGATACCTGTCTCGGTGAATAATTCTTCCAAGGTTTCACCAGTAATGCTATTTTGTGGATCATTTATGTAGACTTCGCCAACATTGGAAGGAACTGCATGACATGATGATGAATCGGCAGTTGATTTTGGATTATCTCTATCAAATTGTGGGAATAAGTTTTGAACTGGTTGAGAGAATGCATATTCATCAGTATCAAACGGTGCAACACTTGGTCTTTGATCAGAATTAAGAAGGCTCAGGTAGTAAATACCATCTTGCTCACCATTTTTATATTCATTGATGGTAGTTACATCATACACAAAGAAATCTTTGGTAAAGTTTTTTCTCTTAAATGTTGGGAGTGCAGTGGTTCTTTGTGAGGTATTGTTAGTAAATGTACCAGGACTTACTCTAATTTGGTTGACTTGGAAGGTCTTAGCACTAGAAATACCAGTAACTTCATAAGTACCATTAAAACCTGAATTTCCAACACCGACAGTTGGGAAAAGAGTACTTGTTACGTTATCAATTTGGACCGTAGAGCCAATTGAAAGATTGTGTGGTCTCTCGGTGGTATAATATGCGATACCTGCCTTATATTCGACATCAGCAATATAACTAAAGTTTCTTAACTGGGCATCATTGCTCATCGTAACTGAGCCTGGATTAAATTCGAGTGCAACCTCAGTGTTATTTTCTCCAGTTACATCACCAGATTCCTGAAGAACGTAACCATCGAGAGGTGGTCTTGCAGAATCAGAACCAGTATTAGCTGGAATGACAAATCTTACCTGGTGAATTCTATCACTAGACTGTCTAGTATCAATCTGTCTCGTGAAGAATGTTCTTGGAGTAGCATCACCAATACCGCCTCCTACTACCTTTGAATAGAGGTTATTTTCTGTAGATGCACCAGATACATTTACATACCACTGATTGTGTGTTGTATCATATTGAATAGGGTGACCGATGTCCCCAGATCTCTTATCACTTACTCTACTTTCAACAATGAGAGTATCCCCAAGATTATTAATTGATACCTTATTTCCTGACAAAGAATCATTGAAACTCTGTGCTAGTTGGAGTTGGTTAGCACCAAGTCCATCTACGATACTAAAATAAATTTTATTGTGAATTAAACCATCAGGAAGTCTGCCATCATTTGAAATAACTCGAACCGACTCACCTTGTTGGAATTGATGGTTTTCAGTGAGTGTAATGGTTGAATTAGTAATACTGTTACCAGTAGAAACATTTCTACCAACTCTTCCATATTTGGTAGAAGAAACTTCTCTGGTATCATATGCTGTATCATCCATGATAATACGAGCACGGAAGTTTGTTGGTGTTCCAGAAACTGGAATAATAGCATTCAGTTCATCATTTTTCTTTGCACCAATTCTGTAACCGTTAATGATACTTGTAGGTGGTTCATCTAAATTGGTCTGATTGTAGAGATAAAGTCTAGAGGTATTAGCAACAGAAGTTGTCTTTGATACATCGATAGATAAAAATTCGATCGATGCAGTTTCTGGTTTAATTTTCTTTGGTGGTATAATTTGTGTGACGTAACCCACATCATCTTGTGAGAATACATTATTCTTATATCCCTTTGATACAAGAGCAATCTGACCAAAGTTAGAGTTTGAGTTGGTGACAGAGAAATCAGCACCAGATTCGGTTATAAAGTGATTTGCATATCCAATTGCAAAGATAGAAACTAACTGGATCAGACCATTATTCGAAGCCTTGATGTGGTAGTTAGTGTAGTCAGGTTTATAAACAGCATCAGAATCTGTGTGAAGATTTGGAATGGTGGTAGAATCATCAAATGAACCACTCGTAGTATTGTACTTAACAAATGCATTGTCATCTACTTGAAGACCTACTCCTGTGTATTGAGCAACGACCATGGATTTGAATCCATCTGCCTTACTTCCATCTGCGTGCATACCACACATACCATAGATCGATCTCAATGATACGTTGAAAACATATGGTGAAGCAGAAGTAACCGTATCGGTAGAAAGTTCTACTGTAGAACCAGTTGGGTTGGGAAGTGCATCACCTGGAGGAACTGGAACTTCATATTTAAACCCTGTTACACCTGTTGAATCTGCACTTGTGATTTCAGTGACAAGATAGGTACCATTATATCTTGTATCAGTGACGTTACTAATGATAACGTTGGTGTCAGTATTGAGACCAAAAATACCATTTGAAAGTTTGACATCAATTATTGGTGATGTAGTTGCACCATCTCCCGCCTTGATACTACTAATACCAACTGAACCCTCTACGGGACCAACAATTCTATACTCGTCGATCTTAGGTTGAATATCTACACCTGAGCTTGGATAGTCAGGATCAATCTCTCTTCCACTTCCAGGACCATAAGCAATACCAATCTTTTCATAATACATTTCCAGATCAGTACGATCTGTGGTATATGTCAAAAAGTCGTCATTAATATCGACATCATTAACACCATCAGCATATTCAAATACTGTTAACTTATGGTGTGAAAATGTTGGTTTAAATTTGTTAGTACTATAATCTTTGAAACAACTCTTATTTGCGTCTGCGTCTTTTGCAGTGAAACTGTTGAGGTAACAACCACCAGTCAATCTAAAGATTGCAGATCTCTCAATGGCTGCATTGACTGGATTGGGAACGTAAATTGGACGAATGACACATTTTCTTAAATCTTGTCCAACAATCGATACACCTCTGGGGACAATAACACCACCATGAATACTATTGACCTTATAAAGGTCATTATTAGTATCAAATACATCAAAATTACTTGTATTACTGAACGCAGTAAAGTCTCCCGAAGTGATACCACTTCTTAAACGAAAACTGACACCACTTGGAATCCAACCAGGTCTGTTATCAATGTAATGTTGACCAGGTGCAAGATAGACAGTTGTTTTCTCAAATCTGTCATTATCTAGACCCCTCTGATAAGAGAATCTGGAAGCTTCAATCAGTGCTCTCTGAAGGGTTTTAAATGGACGAGCCATTGAATTACCTTGGTTCTCAATACCATCTGTCGCATCCAGATTATTAGGATCGACATATAAAATATTTCCCTTTACATTTTTCAGAAAGTTATCAAGACGCGATAATGGCATTTTACTTTTACCTAGGCACAATCCTTCTTATTCATATTTATTATAAAAAAACCTCCCCTAAGGGAGGTTGATTACCACAGAGTGGCTATTCCTTCACACGGCTCTAATAGTATAACACTATATCATATCGTTGTCAAGTAGATACTCTGTAGAATATTATACAATTCAAGTCAGTGGGCATGACGGGACTCGAACCCGTACGGGAATACTCCCAACGCATTTTAAGTGCGTATCGGCTACCAATTACGACACACGCCCATAAAAAACCTATTCAGGTTTATAAGTTGGAGAATTAAAACGACAATATTCGTTAAAAGTAATTTTCATCTCTTTCCAAGTCAATCCACAATTTTCTGCTGCTTTAGGTACATTCCATTTTGCGGAAAACAGCATTTCCATAGATTTGCGAGTTTCAGGTCTCATATAAAAAGTAATAGGGTTCAAAAATTACTGGGATTTTTTTCTCGACATTTTACAAATCAAAGGCCGATTTTGATAGGAGGTTCTGCATAGACAACAGATTTCTCATCAACAACGGCCTTGATAAGGTCAAGGACATTCATGAACTCATTGAGGTCTTCACAGTCAACGGTCTTCTTTTCTCCGTGACTAGAGTATAAGTAAAACTTGGATAGGGTCTCATCAATAACTACCCGAGTCAACCATTCGTCGTCCTCGTGTTTTGTATAACAATTATCGGGAAGGGGTCGGGACATGAGTCAGCACTGGTTACCTAGCAAGTATAGGACGATCAGGAGTCCTTGTCAACCTTGTTTGCTATCATAGTGGAATCCAGAAACAGAATACTCATCATTGTTTCCTGGATAATCTGCTGGTGTCTCACCTTGATACTCTACAATAAGATTCTCACCATCTTTGCGCATTGCATTGACAAGATAGTGACAATGGATGTTTGCAGCAACTCCAGACTTGATGATGATTCTTTTGCCCCACTCAATTCTTTCTACAATCAAGTCTTGTGAAGACCCAATCTGAGTTAGTTGAACAGTAATGCTCTCAATATCAACCAACCCAGTCCAGTATTCAGGTAACTCAATTACATTCTTATCCTTCAAAGTGCCTCTGAAGTAAACTCCATTCTCAGGACCTTCCAAACAGGTGTGGCGCAGTCTCCACCCCTTCTTTGTTGGGTGTGGAATATCAAAGTTCTTCTTGGCAGAGAGGACATTACCTCCACTATCTTGAACAGAGTTCCCAAGAATAGTTCCTCCACTAGTAATGGCTCCATCAATATTGATCAAACCCGCACCATTGATCTGTTGATTCAGTTGAATTCTGTCTACTTGGAAGTAGTAATGCAACCACTTGTCACAAACTGTATATCCATCAGGCAAACCAGTCAGGGGTTCATTACCTCCTGTCGTATGTTTTTGGATATAGTCATACCTGGTAGATGCTTGACCTGTAGTAGGTCCATCATTACAATTTTTAGTATTGTCAATACTTCTTGGTACAAATCCACTATAATCAGCCATAATTAATCTCTCCTATCGTAATGGAATCCTGAAATGGAGTATTGATTATTGTCTCCAGGATAGTCTGCTGGAGTTTTACCTTTGTATTCTGGAATTAAACTTTCTCCATCCTTTCTTTCTGCATAGATGTGATAGTAACAATGTATTGGCATCCCGCCCTGTGACTGTAAATATACATTATTTTTATCAATTCTCTTAACAATAATGTCCTGATGGGCACCAACTGGAGTCAAACTCACAGTAATTGAGTCTTCATGGACAAAATCTTTCCAGTAAGAGGGGAGAGTAATTGTGTCTTTGTTTTTCAGAGTACCTCTGATGTATACATCATTAGTAGGAGCTTCTGGGCAAGTATGTCTCAGACGGTATCCTTTCCTACTTGGATGGGGGATATCAAAGTTCTTCTTTGCTGCAAGAACATGGGCACCACAGTTAGAGATCACGTGACCTTGTGCAATCACATGAGTTCCTACATTAACACTCATGTTCGTGTCAACATTTCCCATGAATGCTGAAGATCCAATGACTGCAAGAGAATATGGATTACTAATTCCCATACAAAGAGAACCAGGAATTACTGGTGTTGGAGACTCTGTATTGGCAAGAGGACCAATCATACAAGATGCCCACACATTAGGAAATGTTGGAGTTCCTGTAATTGTTGGACCCTCCATATAGGCGGATCCACGAATTTCTGCTGGTCCTCTACCTAAACATTCTGGATTACCAGAACCAACGAACAATCTTTTTCCAATATATGCGTCAGGTAATTTAGCCATTATACAACACTCCTGTTTTGGTCTTCATTTGTTGAACCACCTTTAGATCCTTTAATTTTAGTCGCACCATCTGCAATATCTACAAATCCACCATAAAGATTTAAAATTGCATTACCAATACACTCCACTGTTTTCTCTGAAAATATTTTAGTACTTGCACTACTACTGATATTTACGGTCTGAGATGTGATGAGAACTTTTTCGTTGGAATCAATAGTAATGACACCATTTTTCCCATCAGCACCAGAAGCCTTTATATCAATATTTTGACCTTCGATTCTGACTCTACCACTTGCTGCCCTAAGAATTAAATCACCGCTCACTGCATCAATATAAACTCCAGGTTGATCCTTTGGAGTGTTATCACCTGCCTTTACCTGAAATGAACCAGGTGAACGACAAATGGTTCCATATTTTCTATGTTTTTCACCAGTGGAGTCTAACGTGATATAGTGGTTATTAGTAGCACCATTTCTCAGTAATATAGCAGATAATTGATTATCTTGAGTAATGTGTCCAAACTTTAATTCTCCCTCAGCAGTACCATATCTAATGGTATGATAATTTTTTAATTCTGCCATTAAAACTTACCTACACAATCGATTACTGTAACTACTTTATCTTGAGATGTTGGTTCTTTAAGTTCATCAGAACCAACTCTATCTATACACAGTTTTGGTCGTAATACAGCATTATAACCTGTCTCCGATTTAATGTAAAGTGTAGGATACTCTGTAAACCCTTCACCAGTTTGAGTAACCTTGATGGATACAACTCTTCCCTGTGCGTCGAATTTAGGTTCTGCAACTGCACCTATGTCGGGTTGAATTACAATTTTATCACCACTAGAGTAGTTGAAACCTCTTTCAACAATCAAGACCTCACAGAGATACATGATGACTGGATATGAACCAGTAGATAAAACTGGATATGAACCAGTAGATAAAACTGGATAATTGTCAGACACTCGTGAATAATCAATCTGAGGTGAAGTAAACACTCCAGGGTTTAAGACAATATATGTGTCACCACCTGGTATTTCCTCTCCACCCCCTTGATCACCAGGTTGAGGTTCAGTTATCACATTAGAACCTGGAGGAAGTGTGACCTCATCACCAGGATTTACCGTGATAACATAACCTGGTGGTTTTGGAACATCATAAGAACCGTCTGGATGTTTAACAATAGTATCTTGGGGGTTTGCCCAAGTGTATCCATTTCCACCCTTACTGCCATCAGGTGCTACAAGATATCCAGTACCTGGTTCTAAAATTATTGCGTCTATAACTCCAGTCTGTGTGTCTCCGTTGTCATCAATATAATCTCCCACAATCGGTTCAATTACAGCACCAACTCCCGAACCACATTCATCATATACATTTGCGTAAGTGTTACCATCTTCATAACCAACTCCGAAACTCAACATATCAACACCAATTACTTCACCTGCGGTTCCAATAACAAGATTTGCCGCTGCACCAAAACTATCAGGACCACTCCAGAACTGAGCAAGAGGAGGTCCACAAGTTACAGGTCCTATATCACAAGCATCTAAGGTATCATCAAATACTCCATCAAAATTGAGATTAAAATCATAATTGTCAAGGTCTATTGCTTCTGTGAATGTCGAAGCAATGTTCTCTGCTTTGCTGATTATACTATCAAAATCAGCTTTTGATAATGGACTTGCACCACTCAAAATATTCCACTCATTAATGTCACCACACTTGGGTTCTTCTTCACAAGAAAGGAATGAAAGAACCTCTGTGACTAATCCAAGAACATCCCCAGTAATGGATATAGTTTGACCGATCAGTGAATTGACAGCTCCAAGAGCTTGATTGATAGCACCTGTCAATACTCCCAAGATCTGACCCAAGGTGTTTGCAATCAAGTTATCGATCAAACATGTTGCACCATTAATGACCTTTTGTATGGCTTCATTAATAAAAGATCCAATCTGTTGTAATAATGCGGCAATGAATTGTCTAAAGAGACATGCAATCAAATCGTTTACATCCTCGACTGCAGTCTTAAGTCCTGGTCTTTCATTTGGGAACAATAAGAAATAAGTATCCTTAAGAGTATTGTTTACTTTTTGAAGAACATATTTCTCAGTCTCAACAAAAATCCACTTTAAAACTTCTGAAACTTTTTCAGTTATTTTTTCCGAAATTTTGTCAATATCATCTTGAATATCACCTATGGTCTTTTCTTCTCCACCAATGGTTACTGTAAGTTCATAATCATATATTGATTTTTGAAGTTTTTGTATTTCTACGATGGCATTTTGAATATCTTTCTGAATTTTACCCATTGGAATGGGTTCACATCTAGATGGTTGGGCAAGGGGTTCAGTATTTTCTTCTGAAGCAGCTTTTGATGCAGCATCTCTTTTTGAATTGGATTGTGTAGCAGCTTCATTGACTACACTATTGTTAGATGAACCAGTCTGATCACCTTGAGATTCTGTTGTGCCCTCCGTGGTTTGAGCACCAGTTTGTTGTACAACTTCTCCACCTTTATCGACATTTACAGATGCTTTAGATACTTTATCACTCTCGGTGTAACCACTGAAAGGAACAAATCTTGCGTTAGTAATGTTCTTACTTACAGCCGCATACTCATTATTACCTAAGATACCCATGATGACTGGCATCTGAGCATCTTCACCGTCCATGAAGAATCCAAAGACAAAATCACCTTGAGAAATATTTGCGGTCTGTGATCCAGATCTACCACCACTACCGGCGGTGACTGGATACATCACATAAGCCCATGGAAGTTCTTCATCTGGTATTCTATCGATATCTGCCGTGTGGTATCCCATGATACGAACACGATACCTTTCACCAAAACCCCTGATATCGCTATTCGTAGCTACAGGAGAACCTGGTTTATTATCTTTCCATGATGATTCAGGAGCGATCTGACCCATCCACCAGATGAATCCATCACGTCCGACAAAATATCTTTTAAAGAGTCCCTGTTCTATCATTAATTTTTAAATCCTGTCTTTGATCCGAATGAGTCTCTAACCAATGCCAGACGGGTGAAACTTTCCCTAGTTGTGATCATGTGACACACACTTGCTACCATATATATCCCACCTGTTTGTGGATTTTTGTCTTTGGTGGATTCTCCAGAGACTTGAGGGAAGTCACATTGAATTACATCTCCAGCCTTTATACTTAGATCACAACCAATTGTGATATTTGTTTTGATCGTAAACATCTGGTTGTATCTCATCACTGACTGAACCATGGTATTCTCAGCATCATAATTCGGAGAGGTTGAGTTTTGTTTCCACTGTTCAAGTTGATCGTTACCTGTACCATTTGGCATGGTACCAACGTCAAATACATGACTCATGAGTCTAGTAGGTGTCTCAGTAAATTCTGAGGCAACTAGATCTCCACCGAAATATTTACCAGCCTTTCCAACGTTATCTGGTTGGTATTTGTACCCTTTCACATAATAATCCATCGAAAATGGATTGAAATAGATTGACCTACTATTGTATGTTCCTAATGTTAGATTTTGTTTTAAATCAATATCACTTTCAATAGAATAGTCTAAAACATTTCCATTATATCCCTCTGCAGTGTTTCCCGTGTTGTTGAAAATATATTTCTTGACGGGACTACCTTCAAAAATCTTATCAATTGATCTAAAATTAAAACCATCTCTAGTTTGATAGAAAAGAAATCCTGCTCTTGAACCTATGTTTTGATCAGGAACTGCTTTAGAAGCCAACCATGTACATGTATAAAATGGTTTTCGGTCATTACCAATGAAGTTATAATTAAGAGATGTATTATCAATTGTCGCAATTTTTACATCATTACCAAGTGTATTGAGTATATTCCTTACGTGATCAGAAATTTTTCCCTCATATCTTTCAACGACTCTCTGTTGTTCATTACCAAAAAATTCTTTTGATGCAAAGTCAACCATATAAACATCTTTAGATGTTCCTGGATCAGCATTTCTGACTCTATTGACATACAATCCCTTCATTGAGGTGAAGTCTAATTTATTTTCTAAATTATCCTCAATAATTATATCAGTTCTTTCACCACCTCTGATTGGTAGATCATCAAGAACACTTTTTGATTCCTGAACCTCTTCACCATCCACTTTAAATCCTGAGTCAACAATAACGGCAGTCGCAGTTACATTGTTAGACAACACACTTTCATAATATCTAAACTCAACAACAGCACCTGTCATATCGACAGCCTTATCTTGTTGATTCGAAGATATTTTAAACTTTTGAATATTTCCAGCTTGTGTCGGTGAGTTTGACATTATCCCTGTTTATATAAGAAACCCATGAGTTGAGATTTATAATAACTATTTACTACGTCTTTTGTAGACCCTCCCACCACTGCTGTAGCTCCACCACCTCCACCCGACTGAGGTTGTTGTTGTTGAGGTACTGGAACTGGAATCACACCACCACCTGATGATTGTGAGTCGTATGATGTTCTTCTCTCAATATCACGTGGTGATCTTTGTCCTTGAAGAGGTTGTGCAGGTGACAAATCTACCTTTTGAGTTTCACCATTTGGATCTAATTTACCAATACGAATATACTTTACGTAAGGCATTGGATCTTCATCTTTACCGTAACCACCAGTTCCTTCAGGACTTACCTCAAAGTGTAAGTGTTCATCTGTAGTTCCAGTATTCCCAATTTCACCGATTATCTGACCTTCATATTTTTCGCCTTTCTTGACCATGATACTTGCAAGGTGAGCAAATAAGAAGTCCTTTCCACCAGAAGTAATAATAACAGTCTTACCATATCCTGGGAAAGTACCAGTGTCCGTAACAGTTCCACTTACTGCAAATGCTACATACCATCCTTTCTCTTTACTTGTACCAATATCAACACCAGCGTGATGCTTACCCCACCTATGCCCTCTTCCACTGGTCATCCCAACAGGTCCCTTACCTCTCCCAATACCTTCAAAATTACCAGTGTCTACGATATTTTTAAGACCTCCAGAGAACATAGAAACTTGTGGAGTTTCCTGAGTGGGAACAGGAGCACCAGTTTTCACGTCATAAGTGACATCACCAACAGTATAAGTTCCAGTATCCTGTATTTGTTTTGCTTGTGAGGACATCTGTGGTTGTGTTGTTGTCTTTTGTTCTACCGATTCTTCTTCTACTTTTCCCTCTTTCTTTTCGTTAGGTTTGGTTATCGCATCAAATAATGCCTTGGGAATTATTGTTGCTAAAGAAAAAGGATTTGTCAATAATAGAGGATCTATTATTTCCATACGACCTAATTTCCTCTTTGGGAGTGCTTTATAAAATCTATTAAATATACCCTTTACCCAATCCATTGCAGCATTGCCTGCCTTGGATAGTACATCACCAATCCACTGCAATCCAACTTCTCCAGCTTTCAACATAGATGTGAAATCTTGAGCTATTCTCCGTTTAACAGTATCAAAACCACCACCCATCGTGAGTTCATAAAGCAAATCACCACCATATTCTCCCAATAAACCTCCTATAATTGTACCCAATACAGGAATTGGAATCAGTGTTCCGAGTGCTTGACCCAGACCTGCACCAACTGATTTAAACAATGTTTGTGATACAGGTTCACCTGAAAGAGCACTAGTGATTGCGACAATCATTGGTCCCACAATGGGAATGTTTGTCTTTACAGCAGAAAGTTTTTTGAAAAGAGGTGCAGAAGAAGCAACTTCTTGTGCTGTCTTTCGTCCAAATATTTTGGAAACGAAAGAAGAAACTTTACCAGATGTGTTGTATAAAGACTTTTGTGCTCCAGAAGGAAGAGGAACATTTGCAGTTCCAGTCTGAAGACTTGCACGAAGTTGATTTGTTCTTGCTGCAAGTGAACCAGGTCTCACAGTTGGTTGTGGACCTTTGACAGCTTTTCTTGCTTGTTCTAATTCAAATGTACTTGGAGTAACTGTTCTTGGTGTTCTAAATTGACTACCAGTACCCGTAGGTGCAGCTGCTCCAGATAATGAAGGTGCTGAGGGAGTTCTAATTCCCAATATATTCTTGACTTTATTAACAATACTAATACCTAAACTTTTAAATAAGGAAACTGTCTTACCACCAATACTCTTAAAACCACCTTTTATTGAATTACCAACTTTAGAAAATAATTTCTTAGAGAA